AAAATAACAGTAACTAAACTATTGGAGAGCAAATGATAATCGGTGGACACCATTACAAAGTAAAACTTGTTGATGAGATGAAAGTGGAGGGAGGTATTGTACTAGGTATGCACAATACTAAAGAATGTGTAATCAACATTGACAAAGAGCAAACACTTTCAAGAAAGAAAGAAACATTGATACATGAGACAATACATGCTATACTTACCAATGCTGGCTTTGCAGAGCAAGATGAGCATTATATTGATACATTGGCTAACGGACTGTTCCAACTAGGTGTAGGGGACTTATTATGGGAAAAGAGAGGAGATAAGTAATGAAGGTAGCATTAGTAACATTAGCAATGATTTCTGGAAAGCTATGGTTTTTCTTAGAAGGATTATTTATCATATGCCTAGTAAAGGTGCTTAAGGGAGTAATAAAGTGAAAAGAGCTATAGTTACTCCCGACAAGCACTTTCCATTTGAAGACAAGAAAGCAATCAAGGTATTGTGTAAGGCTATTGAGCTTGTCAAGCCAGATATATATATTGATTTAGGGGATACGGGTGAATGGGAGTCTGTGTCTCATTGGCAATGGAAGAAAAAGAAAAGACCTCCATTAGAATACCAGCTACCTTTTGTTTATAAAGAAATAGAAGAAGTAAATAAGGGCATGGACATTATAGATGCTTCTTTAGATAAGGCTGGAACTAAACAACGTCACTTTATTGAGGGGAACCATGATGATTGGCTTAATAGATTTGTTGAGGAAAATCCATACTTGGCTGATGATATGCTTGTTAAAAATGCACTTAAACTTGCTGAGCGTGGATACAAGTACCACAAGATTGGCAAGATGCTTAAGATTGGTAAAATCAATTTCTATCACGGACATCATTTCGCTGGGGTTAATCATACTCGTAACCACTTGCTTCGCCTTGGTGGTAATGTTATGTATGGACATCATCATGATATACAGCAATCATCCATTACTCATATTGACGGGGTTAAATCAGCATGGTCAATAGGATGCTTAAAGGACATGAGAGCTGAAGCTAACGAGTGGTTAGGTAACAGACAGCATAATTGGCAACATGCATTTGCTATTGTAGACTTTCATAAGAACAGAAACTTCAATGTAACTGTTCATCAGATAGTAAATGGGGTAAGTACAGTTGATGGTAAAGTTATCAAGGCTTAGTGAAAATAAGAAAGATAAAGAACAAGGACTATTATCTATTTGATAATGAGACTGAGTTTCAAGAATGGTATCCAAAACAAGTATTGCATCATGACTGGAGAACTGCAAAGTCAGAAGAATGGGTACTATGTGATGATGGCCAAGTATGTCAGATTTTAAAAAGAGGTTCTTTAAAAAGAGGTAATGTGTATGTTGACTACATTAGAACTGTTATAGGTTCCTTTGTTTGCAACAAATCAACAAAGATGAAAGGAGCAATGAGAAAGAACATGTATTCTTTCGGTGCTCAAGACAAAACAGCTTATGAAGTAGTTAAAGAAAGAAAGTCGCCTACAAGAAAAGAATTTTTATTTGCTAAGTATGTAGCAAAGGGTGAAGATACAGTAGATGCATTTATGAAAGCATTTCCTGCTAAAAGCAGAAAACATGCTAAAAAGAATGCAGGTCTACTTATGAGTACAAAAAGGATACAAGGTTTGATACGAGAAGAAATAGAAAAGGTAATGAATGAGGCTGAGATAACGCCTCTTTACATACTTGAGAAGATGAAAGACATTATTGAGTCAGAAGCATCTAGAGATAGTGATAAAGTATCTTTGTTGAAAGAACTTGTTGCTATAGCTGGTATGAGAGATACAGAGAAGAAGTCTGAATCTGTTACTTTGTTTCAAGGTTTTTCAAGTGAACAGCTTGACGCAATAAGTGGCAATAACACAAAAAAGCTTGCAGAAGCTAAAAAGGAAATAGAAAGTTGAATCTATACGAAATATGCCTTCAAGTCTTAGAGCATGCCAACAATTCTAATAGGAACTTGGATAACGATATGGATGTTCAATTAATAGCAACTGAGATATATGAGTTGTTTTATGAACACCAAATGTTTCCGATTGATGACTTACAAGAATATTGGAACTTTAAAGAAGACTTAGATGAAGACGAATAAGTTAGCAGTATACGGAACACTAAGAAATGGAAAACGAGACACATATAGTGTCAATGGGTTTTCTTTAGTCTTTCCGGGACATAGGCATTTCCCTGCCGCTTTGCACGATAGGAATGCAAAAGGTATGGTTGTTGAGGTTATGGATGTAGATAAAGCAGACATAGCAGGTTATGATATATATGAAAGCATAGACACAGGTCTTTATGAAAGAAGAATTGTCAAGGTTCATAAGAAAGATGAGGTAATAGATGCTTGGATGTATACTATTGGCCCTGCTCTTATGCAAGGAACAAGTGTGTTTGAAAGAGTACCTAAGCAAGATTGGTTATCAGAAGAGTGCCTAAACCTAAGAAAGTAAATATAAACAAGAACAATGTGTCTGAGAAAGAGAGAGTTCTTGAGTTAGCAAGAAAAGACATTATATCTTTCGGTCAGTTGTTCTTACCAGATGACTTTATGAAGTCAACTCCTGCCGCATATCACTATGAATTAAATAACTTACTATTAGATGAGACTAAGAAAAGAAACTGTATTATACTTCCTAGAGGACACAGTAAGTCTACGTTAGCTAAGACAGCATTACTGTACCATCTTTACTTTAACCCAGAGGGAAAGAAAGAATTTATTGCTTGGGTTGCTGAGGAACAGTCTCAAGCTATTGACCATATCAAATACTTACAAAACCATATAGAAACAAATCCTGCACTTAACTATTACTTTGGTAGTATACAAGGAAGTAAATGGACTGAGAAAGAGTTTACAACTAGTAAAGGTGATAGGGTTATAGCAAAAGGTACATCTCAAAGACTTCGTGGTCGTTCTCAGTTAGGATTAAGATATACTAAGATTGTATTAGATGACTTTGAATCAGAGTTGAATACAAAAACACCAGACAGAAGAAGAGAGATTAAAGAATGGGTTATGTCAACAGTAGAACCTGCACTTGAAAACTCAAAAGGTAACGAAGGTTCAATATGGTTGATTGGTACAATAGTTCACTATGACTCATTCTTACAAAGTATATATGATGGATATGTAGAAGCAGAAAGAGACAAGAGAAGTTATGCATGGGATGTTATGTATCACAAGGCTATAGATACAGATGGTACAGTTCTTTGGCCTAGTTACTTTTCAAAAGAAAAACTACTAGACATAAGAAGAAGATTTGAAGATGTAGGCTTAGCACATAAGTTTGCACAGGAGTATCTAAATGAAGCTAGAGATTTAGAGAATGCAAAGTTTAAAACAGATAGACTTGAGTATTATGACCATGAGTTTGAAAGCAGAGATGGGTATGCATACCTTGTCAACACAAAAGATGCTATACCTGTAAATATTTACATGGGTGTTGATTTAGCTTATGAAGCTACAGAGTCTAGTGACTATCAGATTATTATGGTAATAGGCATAGATAGTGATAGAAACATATATGTCATTGATTACATGAGAGAACATATACCTTTATATGATATGCCAGAACAAATACTAGAGTATGCTAGAGAGTTTTCTCCTGTAAAAAGAGTTAATGTTGAGCATGTTGGTGCTCAAGGTATAATAAAAGATGCTGTCAATAGTTTATCTGGTAAAGAAAGAAAGGTTGCTCCGGGTATAGCGTTAGGTGTCAGGCCTCCTAGTGGTATAAAAAAAGAAGATAGGCTAGAGTCATTGCTTGCTCCTATAGTAAATAGAAAGAAAATGTTTATAAAGAGAAGTCATAACAGTTTAGTTGATGAAATGTTTCAGTTCCCAAAAGGAAAGAACGATGATATACTTGATGGCTTGTGGTATGCTATAAATAAAGCTAGACCTCCTGTTAGTAAGAAGTTTGATGCCTTAGATTTCTTAGAAAATAAAACAGTTAAGTCAGTGTCAAAAACAACCAAAAGAGTAATATCTTGGGTAACTGGACAAAAAATATAAAAAAGTTCTTGCATTATATACATTTATCTTTGTATATTCACAACCAAAAAGGTAGGTGTAGCCATTTCTAGTATACGAGAGTTAGAAAAGAACGAACTACAGAAGTCAGAAGTAAACAGACAGCTATGGAGAATGTGGAGAGATGCTAGGTCTGAATGGGATGTAGAAGCTAGAGACTCTGTAGACTTTTTTCTAGGTAATCATTATTCACAAGAAGAATCAGATGCGTTAAGAGCAGTTGGTCAAGGTGATTTTGTTATTGACCGTGTATATGCGGCAATAGAAAAACTAAAATCATTGTTGACTTCTAGGTCTCCTAAGTATAGTGCAGTAGGCAGAGAAGACTCAGACAGTAGAATATCTAATGTTTGGAGAACTATCCTTGAGTATATATGGGATATATCAGATGGAGATACTCAGTTTGAACAAGCTGTTCATGATTACGCTACAGCAGGCATGGGTT